TTTTTTGCATTTGGAGCATTTGAATATTCCGTTTAATTGACAAATATGGTGATTGTTGAAATCTGTCTTTTGATATAACATTTGACGTCTATGACTATTGTACATTCTATTATATAATAAAATATAAATACTTATACATTTGAATAATAATAATCTTGGACAATGGTATTATTTTTAATATATCGACTCATTTTAGCAGGACATATTCCTTCCATTTCTGCTGCATTTGCAATAGTGTCCCATGTATGTAATAATTCATTTGTTGATATTTCCCTCTTAAATACTTTTTTGCCAGTCGATGACGACTTTGTTGTTTGTTTTTCAGAATATGTTTTTTTGAGGGATATACCATAATATCCTTCATTAGATTCGCCATCAATCCAAACGGTTGCTTTTAATGTATATGGCAATTCATTTAAATATTGTTTAATGTCTTTCATATCATTTTCTGACAACTCTTTATTGACGCTTAATTTCCATGATTGGTATGCTTTTAATAAGGATGAATTTAAAATCTTACCACAATCCGAAAATTCGCATTTATTAAATATAAATTGTTCGACATCTAAATTGTTATATTTTTTCACATATTCCACAGTTTTTAATTTAATTCCTATATAACCATGCCGTCCATCTATTCGTTTTGGTTTGAATCGCGTATCCAAATAATGTTTAAAAGCATGAAAGATTTCTTTGGTTGGTTTCACTTTACTCCACAAGCGATATCTTCCTTCCATATTTACAGAGAATTCTTGAACGTCTGGTCGAACAATACAACTTTCATTAATAAATTCGTTAAATTTATTATTTATATCATCTTCTGGCAATAATACATTTTGATACACTGATTCTTCATTTTTATCTATAGAGTCAATTATCAATTGTTGTTTGTCTATTTTTTCCTTTAATGTGTTTATTTCAATAGTTTGGTTAGTATGAATATTTTCGAACATTTTTATTTTTTCGTTTAGCATATTGTTTTCCACTTCTAATTCTTCATTTCGTTTTGTCAGTTTGTTAAAATTTTCAACACTATACGTTTTAGATTGAATAATATCTTTTATAATTTTAATTAATTTTTCAATGGTAAAGTTTGTTTCATTATAAGCAATTATTTCTGTTTTGTTTTTACCGTTAATTTCAATACTTCTTAATTGCGGTTTAATTTTTGGATGACGTTTGATTAGATTTTCTATTTCAACCTTATTTTGAACTTTAAATGCATGTTTTAGTAAAAAATGGTTATAATGAGCATGATGATAAGATACTCTATTTGACAAATGATTTGTGTGTCCAAATTTGATTAATTTCTCTCCATTTTCATTTGTATTATCAATTGTCCCAAAATAGATACATTCTGTATTCACTGGAAATTGACTAATTAATACTTGTTCAACTTCTTTTTGTTTTTGAATAATAATATTGTCTTTACTTTGCATTTGCATTTTCAATTCACAGCATTCTTCGTTAATTGTTTCTTGTAGTATTTGTTCTAATTTCACATAATAATTGTGTATTTCATCTGCCTTTTTTGTCTGTGCTTTTAAACAAAACTTTTTAAAGGTTTGAATATTTAACAAAATTATTTCTTTATTGTGACCTCCATGAGTCTTGTCATCTTGCTTTGCAAGTTGGTAAAGCAAGTTTTTATAATCAACGTCCAATTTAAAATTCTTGTCGATAACTTTTTTGGCATTCACTTTTTGACTAAAACCTAACCACTTCCATACATCATCTAAATCTATCACATAATCTTTTACAGGATCACAATTTAAATAACAGTAAAAACTTGATATAAATATATTTTGTTCGAAATCTGTAAAATTTTCTTTGATTTTTGTTAAAAATTTGTTATTATAATCACTCGATAATTTAGTGATTGGGTTGTTTTCGATGAGACTTACGATATTTATCTGTTCCATTCGATTATAATTGTATAATAGTATAGTCTTTAAGTCATTTCTTCTTGATTTTGTTTATTAAAATCAAAAGCAAGATTATTTCTTTACCATTTATTCACCTTTTTAACATTGATTTTGGGTCCGGCGCCTCTCTTTTTGGTCTTATTTGGATCATATTGTTCTTCTTGATCTTCATCCGGTAACCCCTTCGATAATTCCCAGAACTCTTTAGATCCTAACCTGAAGTCACCGTGTGGTTCCGCCTTGTAATAAAACACCTGATCACTCAATTTGTTCGATTTGGCATTGTTATTTATCACAAGACACTCATAATTTTCTGTGCATTGATCCATCACCTGACAAAACGCCTCGAATGTTGGAAACATACCTGCATAATTTTCATAAATACGTTTTCTATTCGCAATGTAATTTTCTCTCAAAATAAAAACATAATCTATGTTGGTTCTCAGTGTGGGCGGAATGCCTAAAGGATATTGCATTGTGATGACTAACATGACCTTCCAATGACGCCCATTCATAAAAAGTAATCGCATTAATTTGTCACGAGACCACGTGTTATCGTAAAGGCAGTCATCTAAAATAACGAATGCTCTGGGGTCGATGGTGGTGCGTTTATAGGTTTCCATTTCTTTTTTGACTTGTTTTAATACGGTGCGTTGTCGTTTGAGAATGTTTTCAATGATGGCAGAATTATACTCGTTATGAATGAATAGTCTGGGAACCATTTTACCGTAAAATCCGTTACCTTCTTCTGTGCCGGATATCACTGTGCCGATAGGAATATCTTGTTGATAGAATAGAAGATCTCTGACTAAAAAGGATTTACCGGTATCACGTCTACCGACCAGAACCACCACAGGACCCTTATTCTCATTGGGTTTAAACTGTATACTTTTCATGTCAAACTTTTTTAATTCAAGTGTCATTATACAATCTAACCAAGAAATTTTTTTATTATTTAAACGCTAAATTCAAATTTCAAATAATAACAACTTGCTTTTAAACCAAGAATAAATGGCACCATACATATATGATCCTAATAAACTATTTAATGGAAAAAGGAAGAAGTGACACGCAAATGAATAGAGGTTTGTCTTATTAAACTGCATCCTTTTTCACAATTATATTGTGTTGGACGTCTATAAAATTCATTTACAGAATGACTGGAATTACAGTTATAGACTGGATTTACCATATAAGACGGAATACAAGAACCATAATAAGCGCCAAACAAACTTCCCACAATTTTGGCATTTGTATCTGTATCACCTCCACATTTTAGTACCGACATAATAGCATCCTCGTATGAAAAGTTGGCAATATTTCTTAAGTAATAGAGCACCATGATAAAAGCATGTTTCACATGTCCTTCGTTCGTAATAGCATCATAATCATCTAATGTTGAAATACTTATTGCTTCTTGGTACCATTCAAACACGGTTTCTTGTTGGTTACACATAACAGCGACATTACCTAACAATGTATCTAAAAAGGTTGTATCAATTTCTTTGTTTTTAATACGACGAGAGAGAATGGAAGAAAGAATGCAGCAATAGATGCCGGTGGTGAGTTTTACGACTGGAGAATAATGGGTTAACGAAGCATCGATTTCTGCGATTTCCAATATAGTGTCAAATTCTTTATCAAGAGAGAATACGGCAATAGGGACACAACGCATTAATGAACCATTGGATTCAGAATCTTCGCTATATTCATGTGCATTTGTTGCCATATCGTCTGCATTTTCAGCATCAGATAATGCTAACATGACAGTTTGACCAATATCAAAGGGATTCGATTGATACCATTGAATATATTGCTCGGCGATCTTTTCCACTGGAAAATAAGGTTCGAATCTGTTTTCATATAAGGCGGTTAATAAGGCGATTTCCATTTCAGAATCATCTGTAAATTGTCCATCATTGATGTCGGTAGTTTTTTCTCCTGTAAAATGCATGGCATCGATGACTTCTTCTTCTGTGAATCGTCTTTTTCTGAATTCGAGACGTGCTCCAGCAGCATCTGCACACCATCCTGCCATAAAAGTATTATAAATATATGAATAATAATTATCAGATTGTTTGGTATGTGGATATTTGCAATTTTTTCCTTTTCCCATGTATATTTGTTATAATATTATCTTTATATTGTTATATTTGGTCATTTAGGACAAATGATTAAATATAATATATTTAGTGAATAATATAAATACATTATATTATGTTATATTATGATGACTAGTTTATTATTAGTATTATTGTATTTTATTGTATCAAATAGTCAAAATGTTAAAACAACAGTTAATGAACTTGACATTCAAAGTTATTTAGGTCATTGGTTACAAGTATATCAATCTCCAACAAATGTTATTTTTCAAGGTTACGGAACTTGTATTACTGCTGATTATGGTCTTTTAAATAATGGAAATATTAATGTTATAAATACACAACTAGATAAAAATAATGAAATAGACCAAATAAAAGGTTATGGGTATTATAAGAATGTGTCGGAACCAGGAAAATTAACAGTTCATCTTGATGGTGTTCCAGTTGATACACCTTATTGGGTTGTTAAATTAGGCGAAATT